AAATAATAAGCTAGAAAAGTTATGTCACAAAAAAAATCAATTTTTCCGACTATCCTGCTTCTGGTGTATATTTCATTGAGATTGACAATTCTATAATTACGTCATCAAATGTGCAAACTGCACTTCGTATGGCTGTTGGTTTCAATATGCAAGGCCCATTCAATAGACCTGTGTATATTTCCAGCACAGAGGAATGCAATAAGCTTTTTGGCGGAATTGATAGAAAGATGGAGCGCAGAGGTTGTTTCACAAACAGAAACATCCGCACTATGCTTAGAAAGGCTCCTGTCTACGTGATGAACATGCTCAATGTTGATACCAGTGATAAGGAAAGCAATAAAGATACAGTTGGATACACACTTTTATCATTGGATCCAAAAATTGAATCACATACCTCAAAGGCTCCATATGCATACATGTATGATAGAACACGTTTCTGGATTGCTGATGATGATGCATTTGTTGAGAACACATTTGTGAAAGGATCAGATGAAATCGATTCTAGTGTTGATACAATTGAAAAGGCTGCTTTGTTTGGTGTTTCAAACTGTGGCACAAGAGATATATCAGTTATAGTAAGAAAGTCAGAGTCAGTCAACGGATATAATCTTACATTCCTTGATTATTACGGAAATCAGGATGATATTCCTTACAAGTGGATTAATCCAAATGATTTCGTATCAGACTACTTTGTAGACGTTATCGCTATTTCTGGTAATTGGGATAAGTCAAAGTATCCTTCATTTGCAAACGACGTTGTTTGGTCAAGCTACTTCTCAAATGATGGACTTTTGAAGGATAAGCTGAATAAGTTCCTTCGTCTTGATGCTGTTAATGTTATAGGTACATGGACTGGATGTATCCTTCCTAACTTTACAGACAAGCAGGGTAACATGAAGTCTATCGATTATCTTGTAAATAAGAAGTGTAACGAGACAGGTCTTATCTTTGGTATTAACCAGAAAGCACTCGATTTGATTGCTTTGGATGGATCTACATTCTTCTATGATGAAGTTGGTGATGGTAAATATGATGAAGAAATGGATGATTTGGCTAAGTTTATACCTGATATGGTTGGTCACAAGATCACATTAGCTGATGCATCTAATGGATTCTCAATTATGTCATATAATATTCCTCATCCTGATAAGTTCATAAAGATTTATACAACAGTCGATGCAAGTGTTGACTCATCTACACAATTTGTTCTTAGTGAAAAGGATGGTGGTGAAGTTAATATTGGTGACTATGTAAGAGCTAAGAATGGTCTTATGACACGTATCATCAAGAAACGTGGTACACGTATGGATCTTAACGATGATACAAGTGCTATTATTTATAAGTTCACTACAGTTGACGTTGTTCTTGGTGATAGTCCTGTTATTAATGCAGAGATTCATAAATCTTACAAGAGTATGTATGAGACATTAACTCTGTTTGCTCTTGATGGATTGAAGATTTGTAACAGACATATGCCAGGATATGATAAGGATGGAAATGTTGATGTTGAGGCTGGTGTAGATAAGATCTATGAAATGCTTAATGATAAGGGTATCAGCAGAGGATTGCTTAACAATGATTCTATCGACTTCCGTTACATTGTTGATACAATGGCATATGGATTGAAGGATCAGTGTGGTGGTAAGATTCATCTTGCTAACCTTGCTTTTGATAAGAAACATTGTACAGCACTTATCAATGCACCTTCTATGACACAGTTTGCTCAATCTGATGCTCCATTCTTCGGTGAGTATTGGGATCGTGCAATGGGTGATCCACGTCCTACATTTGATACAGCATATATCCCACAGGGAGGTAATCAGGATCTTGTATATCCTGCTGACACAGAATCGTTTACACTTCCTGATTTCGAGAACGGTGCAGATCATATTGGTGTCTTTGCTCCATTCTTTAAGTATGCAGATGGTCAGAGAACAATCCTTGTTCCTCCAGCAGCAGATATATCTAATACATTCATGAATAAGTTCACAGGTGGTGATCCTTATAAGACTGTTGCTAACATGAACGGTATCATTGATAATTATCAGATTACTGGTATGGAATATGACTTCGATGAGACTGATAGAGGCTATCTTGAGCCATTTGGTATCAACCCAATCATTAACAGAAACGGTAATATCGTTATCTATGGTGACAGAACCGCTTATCAGATTGTAAACTCAGATCTCAGCTTCCTCCACGTAAGAGAGCTTCTTAATACAATTCAGATTAGCTGTAAGGCTGTTCTTGATGATTACGTATTTACATATAATATTCCTACAACACGTGCAGAGATTATTACACGTATTAATCCTATCCTCAGTGCAATGAAGGATTCTGGTGCTCTTGTTAAATACGAGATTGAGTGTGATGATCTTAACAACGACAAGGAAGTTATTGACAATAAGTTCTGTATCGTTGATATTGGTGTTTGGATTTCACAGAATATGGAAAAGATCGTTGTTCCTATCACATTAAATCGTTCAACGACCGCTTAAAAACTAAAAGAAAATAAGATTAATAGATATGGCAAATGATGGCACTGGAATGACTTCCGTCGGTTTGATGGGACTTCCTCACTTTAAGACATCTCGCGTCTCTATGGAGATGTACGAGCCTGTTTATCTTAACTTGTTTACTGTTGAATTCCAGCTTCCAAAAGGCTTGACTGGCACAGGCGGTGTGTCTGACGACGATAAGAACCTGTTGCTTGAGGGTGTACAGAAGGTTGATGGATTGGATACAAACAAGGTTCCAGGTGCAGTTCTTCAGCACTATAAGTTTGCTGATCGAAGCTTTGCACAGTCTGGTACTGATACCACATACATTGATGTCAAACTTGACTTTGAGATTAATGTTCGTGGTTCTGCTGCTGGTGCTCCAGACATGTACACACTGAAGATCCTCAGACGTTGGAACGACCTTATTTGGGATCCTCTTACTGGTAGACAAGGTTTGAAGGTAAACTATGTTGCACCTACAGTTACGGTAACAATGCATGATAAAGCAAATCAACCATTCTGGCAGTGGACTCTTTATAATGTATTCCCAACAACTAACCTTCCTGTTCCTACTCTTGATTACATGAATAAGAACACTCTCTATAAGGTTACTGGCTATACATTACGTTGTGACTACTGGGATGAAGTTATGCTTTAATATAATAAATCAT